GGTTCTTAGACAATAAAAAAGTGAGGATTATTTATGAAGAAAAAACAACAGAGCTTAAAAGAGTTGAAGCACAGCTTGACGAAATCACTGGAGGACTCAACCCAAGATCAAACAAGCAGATGTCAGGATTTCTCTATGATGGACTTGGCTTCAATGAACCTGTCGATTATCGAGGCGAAATTGTCCGAACGCCAAAGGGTGAGAGATCTGCATCATCAGCAGCAATCGGACTCTTAAAGCCTAAAACTAAAGAGCAAAAAGTGTTTCTTGAAATTAAACAAAAGCAAAGCAAACTCAATGCCCAAGTTACTAAATCATTGGAGAAGTTTATGCAGTGCTGCGATGAAGGTAATAGCGTCTTACATGCGTCTATTAATCAATGCATTACTGCTACAGGTAGGTATAGCTCCACTGGTAAAAACTATTCTTGCCAGTTCCAGAACATCGAGCGTGGCTTTAAAAGTTTGTTCAAAGCACGAAACGAAGGTTGGCTAATAGGCGAGGCTGATGAGGCTCAACTAGAGTTTAGAGTTGCAGTTTGGTTTGGAGATGATGCTGCGGGACGAAAGGATATTAAAAATGGTGTGGACGCTCACGCTGATACTGCGAGAATTATAAAAGTAGATAGGCAAGAAGCAAAGTCACATACTTTTAAGCCGTTGTATGGAGGCACATCAGGAACCAGAAATGAGAGAAAGTATTATAAATTTTTCAGAGAGAAGTTTTCTGGTGTGACCAAGGAGCAAGATACTTGGGTTGACACAGCACTCATCAAAAAGAAGTTAGTTCTTGCCACAGGAATTAAGTTTTACTTTCCTGATATCAAGATGACAAGTTCTGGATACATCGAAGGTAATACAAATGTTCGTAACTATCCAGTACAATACTTAGCCACCGCAGAAATTGTACCGATTGCTTTAGTGTTCGCCTGGCATGCTATGAAGAAAGCTAAGTTAGAATCATTTATAATTAATACGATACATGATTCAATTATTGCAGAAATAAATCCAAGCGAACGGAACTTTTTTGCAAACATAATGTCTAAGAGTTTAGAAGATTTCCCCGTAAAATACATGAAGAAGCTCTATGGCATTGACTTTGACGTTCCTTTGGGTGCGGAACTAAAGACAGGGACGCACTGGGGAAAATGATAATTAGATTAATTAATATTGGAGAAAATATATGACTGTTCAAGTGGCTAATGGTGTTGTAAAAACAATCAGAGTTGGGCGAGGTGTGTCGATTCAACTTGATAACAATGCTTGGTATGGTGCTGGCTTTGACGCTGCAAAGCTTACTTTTGTCGAGGGTAATACTATTCAGTTTACTTTTACTGAAAAAGGAGCGTATAAAAATATTGACCTCAAGAGCGTGGAAATCACAGAGGCATCTACAGCAACATCCAATATGACTCCTGCTCCATCAGCTCCAGCAGCCGTTAAAACTAATGTGTCTGTTGGAAGGGATGACTATTGGAAAAAGAAAGAAGATGAAGATAAGGTTAAGTCAAAAGAAATACGTTACCTAGCTTGCTTGAGCAGAGCTACTGCAACGGTTGACCTCCTAATCAGCCAAGGAGCATTGTCATTAGGCTCAACGGCTAAGAAAAAAGTAGAAGTTGTAGATGGGGCCATAGAGGCATACACACAGAAGTATTACAATGCTTCAGCAGACGCTAGAAACGGTGGCTTAGATGGTAACGCAACTGCTGAGATAGAGCCTGTATATGAGTAGCGAATCTGAGGTAACACCTGTAAATATGATTGCTTCTAGCAAAGACTACTATTTGACGGTGCAAGAAACAGTCGTTACTGGGGAAACTCAGTTGGTGTATGCTGTTATTAATAAGATTTATGGGGTGGTAGAAGCAGAAGTTCCATTTTTAACACAGGCTTTAACGGGCATTAAAGAGATGCAAGAAATTCTAGATAAGCACAGAAAAGAAGAAGATGATCTAGACTCCGAAATGCACGAGGCTTGTTGTATGGAGTAATTGATTGTGAAAGCATTGATAGACGGAGATATTTTAGTATACAGATGTGGTTTTGCTGCGGAAAAAAATGACTATAAGACTTCACATGGAAACTTTCGATATAAAAAAGAGATTCCAGAAGGAGCTACTATTCATGAAGTAGAAAGGATAATCGAGCCTGTTGAAAATGCTCTTAACAATGTTAAGACTGTTTTGAGGGAAATAGGTGAAAGAATTTCTGAGAAGTTTAGTGAGGATAGGATTGAATTAGAACTTTATTTGACAGGAAATGGCAATTTCAGAGATGAGCTTGCAACAATCAAAGTCTATAAAGGTAATAGAGATAAGAATCACAGACCTCATTGGTATACAGAAATTCAAGATTACATGAAGACCACTTGGAAAGCTGAGACAGTTGATGGAATAGAAGCTGATGACGTACTGTCTGATTTGCAAACAGATGAAACCTGCATTGTATCTACAGACAAAGATTTAGACCAAGTTCCAGGATGGCATTACAACTGGGTAAAAGCTGACCTTTACTACGTCAGTGTTTCAGAGGCAAGGCATATGCTGTACAAACAAATACTTACTGGAGATTCTACTGACAACATTGAAGGTATTCCAGGTGTAGGAGAAAAGACAGCTATTAAGATGCTAGAAGGTTCTGATGATTATGAGCAGACAGTTAGGGATGCATATGAGGATTACTTTACTTCTGAAAAAGGCTCTCAAAAATGTGCTCAATACTTGATGACATGGGAAGATATTTTAGCTGAGAACAGAGCGTTAGTAACTCTTGGAACAATATTGACTGACTTCCAACATGGTTATAAATAAAATAAATTAAAGGAGATTAATTGATGCAACTTTTTCAAGACTATGTTCACCAATCTAAGTACGCCAGATATCTAGAGGATGACAAAAGGCGGGAGACTTGGGGTGAGACAGTGAGCAGATACACTGATTACTGGCTTGATAAAGGTTTACTTACAGATGCAGACATTGATGAAGTACATGACTCTATATTAAAAAAAGAAGTTATGCCATCTATGAGAGCTATGATGACATCTGGTAAAGCTTTAGACAGAGATCATGTCGCAGGTTACAACTGTGCTTACATGCCTATAGACAATCCACGAGCATTTGATGAGGCACTGTATATACTATGTTGCGGTACTGGTGTTGGATTTTCAGTTGAGCATAAGTATGTAGATCTACTTCCAGTAGTAGCTGAAGAATTTTATGACACAGACAGCATAATTACTGTAGCTGATAGCAAGATAGGTTGGGCTAAGGCATATCGTGAAATGCTTGCAATGCTTTACACTGGCCAAGTTCCTAAGTGGGATGTGTCAAAGGTACGGAAAAAAGGAGAAAGACTTAAGACATTCGGTGGTAGAGCTTCTGGCCCTGAACCCTTAGAATCTCTATTTAATTTTACAATAAATATATTTAAAAATGCAAAGAAACGTAAACTAACGAGTTTAGAGTGCCATGACTTGATGTGTAAAGTAGGGGATATAGTTGTAGTAGGTGGTGTTCGTAGGTCAGCGATGATTAGTTTGTCAGACCTTGAGGATTCTGGCATGAGAACTGCTAAGTTTGGTTTTTGGTGGGAAGAAAACAATCAAAGACATTTGGCAAACAACTCTGCAACTTATGAGTGCAAGCCTAGCATGAGTCAGTTTATTGATGAGTGGAGAGCACTTCATAACTCTCGCAGTGGAGAGAGAGGAATATTTAACCGAGAAGCTGCAAAACGATTATCCCCAGAACGAAGAGATACTAACCATGAATTTGGAACCAACCCATGTTCAGAAATTATCCTGCGGAAAAACCAATTTTGTAATTTGTCAGAAGTAATAGTTCGAGAAGACGATACCTTAAAGTCTTTAAAAGAAAAAGTAAAAATAGCTTCTATACTAGGAACATTACAGTCTACTTTGTCTGACTTCCGCTATTTGCGTAAGATTTGGAAAACCAACACTGAAGAAGAGCGTCTTTTAGGAGTATCTTTGACTGGGATATGTGACCATGCGGTGTTAGGCAATCATCAAAGCAAAGACCTACCTAAATGGCTAGAGGAGATGAGAGATGTTGCAATCACTACTAATAAAATTTGGGCAGAAAAACTTGGTATACCTGAATCAACTGCAATTACATGCGTCAAACCTAGTGGCACTGTGTCTAGTCTTTGCGATACTGCTTCTGGAATTCATACTCGTTTTGACAATTACTACATCAGAACGGTTAGACAAGACAACAAAGACCCATTAACATCGTTTATGATTGATAAAGGTGTTCCGTATGAGCCTTGTGTAAGAAAGCCAGATTCTACTACTGTTTTTAGTTTTCCAATGGAAGCTCCCAAAGACTGTAAGACTAGAAATGATTGCAGTGCTATAGACGACTTAGAGAGGTGGTTAATTTACCAGAAGCATTGGTGTGAGCATAAGCCAAGCGTTACCATTAATGTTAGAGAAGACGAGTGGATGGGGGTAGGGGCTTGGGTATATGCCAACTTTGACCATATGTCGGGAGTATCTTTCCTACCATATGACGGAGGAACTTATAAACAAGCACCTTACCAAACAATTAATAAAAACAAATATAAAAAGCTGTTAAAAGATTTTCCTAAAATTATAAATTGGAAAGACTTAGAAGAGGAAGAAGACAATACTACTAGTAGCCAGGAGTTAGCTTGTACTGGTGGGTCGTGTGACGTATGAGCAAAGATCCTAAAAGCAGTTACTATGACCAAGGCGGTATTGAGGTTTTAGATATTATAAAAGCCAAGCTCACAGCAGAGCAGTATGAAGGATATCTTTTGGGTAACTCTCTTAAATACAGTCTTAGGCTTAACTGGAAGGGCAACAAGGCACGAGATGCGGAAAAGGCAGCTACTTACAGCAAATGGTTTAGTGACGCCATAAAGGAGCTTACAGAGATACCTATGGCAGATAAACGAGTAGGCACTTCACACGGCTCTAATTGGAAGGGAGTGACCGAGAAAGAGTTTAATAGTAATCAAAAAGAGCCATGCTTTGCTAATTGGCCTTACAGATTATTATAATGAGAAGTAAAAAAGGAAGACCTCCAAAACCTTATAGATCTTGGTTTGAGCATGAGTTATCTATAGAACTAAAAGGTACTGGAGCAAAGTATGAGAAATTAATTCTCCCATACTATAAGATGCACACTTATAAGCCTGATTGGGTATTGCCTAATGGCATAATACTTGAAGCTAAAGGCAGGTTTACTGCACCAGACCGTGCAAAACACCTTCATATTAAAGCACAGCACCCAGATTTAGACATTAGGTTTGTGTTTAAATATGATAATAAACTTTATAAAGCATCTACTACTAGATATTCTGATTGGTGTGACTCCAAAGGGTATAAATATGCTTTCAACGAAGTACCTAAATTATGGCTAAAAGAACCAAAGAAACCTATTATTGTTTCAGATGTGGAAAAGAAACTAACAAAGGATTGACGTATACATTTTCCTTATGCCCCGCATGTGGGGAGAAGGGAGTATTGTCTCTTCAAACATGCTTAGATATTCTTAATGATTTATATTTAAATGGTGAATTATCTCAATATGACATTAAGGAATTTGACTTAAGCGATTGGGAATAGACTACAGTAAATTAAGACGGAGATAGCAACAGAATGAAAAAACTAGAAACAACACTAGTTATTGGTGATGCCCACTCAGAACCAGGACACCATGACAAAAGATTCCAAGCTCTTGGTAATTTTATTGTAGATAATAAACCAGACAACATAGTTCAGATAGGAGACTTCCTTAGTTTAGATTCTATTAATTTCTTTGATAATAATAACCCATTAATTAAAGAAGGTCGTAGATTAAAAGATGATATAGATAAGGGAGTTAAATCCTATATCGCTATGATGCAACCTATATATGACTTATGGGATAAGCAAACCAGATGGAAAACAAACT